GTTCCTACTTCCCAGTTATATTCAGGGTCTTGAGGTTGACAAAGATGTCCAACTCCTAAAGTTTTATAACCTAAACTATCTAAATAGATTTTTAAGACTTCACCTTCGTATCGCTTTATTTCAGCTTTACAAAGTTCTATGTTCATAATTATAATCCTATTTCTTTGTATGGTCTAATAAATTTATTTATTACAGATTGTTTATATCCACCAGCTTTTAAAGCATCTACTGCTTCTATTGTATTAATATCTCCTTCTTCTAACAAATCTTTAATCATTGTTAAACTTACAAATCTTTCATCTACAGTTTCATCTAATTTTTCTAAATGTTTTCTATCTAAATAACTTTTTCTTAATTTTTGACCTCTTTTACTAGAAGCATTAGTAATAGTTTTAGTTAAAGCTTTTGCTAATCCACCAACTACGTAAGGTTCTCTTAAACCTAAAGATTCCATTTGAGCTTTTAACTCTCTATCTTCAATATCTTGTGCAGCTTCTGATGTTGCATTAAATGGTATACCTGTAACTCTACTCTTCATTTCATCAGGTTCGTCAGTTACATTAGGTACATTTTTAACTATACCACCTTTTGAGAATGCAGGTAAGTAAGTAGACTTAGCTTCTTCTTTTGGTTTACCTTTACTTATAGCTCTTAAGTTAGCTCTTAAATCTTTTTTAGTTCCTTCACCACCTATTAAATCATAAGCAGAATAAAAAGGTAAGTTAGTTCCTATAATTTCTGGTATACCTTTTCTATAAAGAATACTATCAATAGCATCTTGAGGTAAAGGACCTGAAACAGCTTTTAATAATGAACCTAAATCACCAGCACCAGCTTCATCAGCATCACTAAATCTAGCTGCATAATCAAAAGGACCAAATCCACCCCATCTTTGTATAGAGTCCATTATAATTTCACCTTCAGATTTTAAAGTACCATCAAACTTAGTATCAAAATATTGTGGGTTTCTAATATAGTTACCTAACATAGCAACACCAGTCATAAGCATAGTAGTTCCTAAAATTTTTGGAGTTGCTTGTCCTATAAGTGGAGATATTCTACCTTCTCTGACTCCTGCTATAGCTCTTCTAGCATCAGTAGATACTTCACTTGCAAATCTTTTAAGAATAGTATTGTTAAAGACTGTAGGATATCCAGCAAACTGTACTAATACTTGAGCTGCAGGTGTTGAAAACCATAGTGGTCTGTTAGCTTCTGCAGTACTAGGGTTTAATATGATTTCTTTTGTAAATCTATTAGCACCTGATAATAATTTAGTATCATAAAAGTCTTGTTGTTTAGCTAAGACCCCACTATAATTACCTTTCTTATCTAAAGATTTATTATAAAATCTTACAGCTTCATCAGCATCTATTCCTAAATCATTTAATTGTTCTGTTAAATATTCTTTTTGTTCTTTATTTAATTTACCTTTAGCTAATCTTTCAGCATTACGTACTATTAATCTTTTACCGGTTGTAAACGAAGCTAACTGTACAGCACTTGTCCATTGTGTAAGTAAGTTAGTTTTAAAGAATGTATTCTGTAAACTTCTAGCTACAGTTCCTTTTATAGCTTCTCCAGTTAAACCTTCTATTCTTTCTTGTACAGCTTGTTCTAAAGCTAAACCTGTTTGATAAACTTCTGACCATGTTTCGTCATCTAAGTCTTTTAAGTTTTTAGTTTTACCACCAAATCCTCTTTGAATACCTTGAGCTATTCTTTGACCTGTTTTCTTAGTTTCAGCAACTAAAGCTTTACCTATATCTCTAACAGCAGCAGGAGCATCTTCAACACCTACACGACTTAAAAGAATAAAAGGCTCTGTAATACTAGATATAGTAGCAAAAGGTAAGTGAGCCATCTGCTGTGATAATCTTCCCCAGTCTGAAAAACTTTGAAGTGTTGGACTTTTAATAGAAGGTACATCTAATCCAGTAACCCTACCATGCATCACTCTAAGTTTTTCTATAGTTTGTTTAGTATCAGCTTTACTAACTCCGTTAGCTCTTAGTTCATCTTGAATTTTATCTAAATAATTCTTTTTAAAATCTTCTACTGACTTACCAAAAAATCTAGTTCTTTCAATAGCTTGAGATACATTAGTAAAGTAATCTTGTAATACTAACTCTACATCATTTTCTAAATAAGGAGCAAGTACATTATCATCTATATTTTTAAAAGCTCTGTGTTGTATAAAACTAGAACCGTTACCTGCTTTTAAAGATGACCTTAACTCAAAAGGTGTCCACCGATATTCTAACATATCATCTACAATTCTTTCAGCTTTTAATTGTTTAGCTTTTTCTAAAACTTCATCAGCTCTAGTAGTTGTATCATTTATATCAATACCTAATTCTTTTCTAGCAAGTTCTTTAAAGCTTTTAATACTGTCTTCAAAACCAAAAGCTTCAGCATCTATTCCGTTTTGACCTTCTAGTCTAGCAACTATTGTTTTATTTTCATCAGTAATAACTCTAACTTGTGGTATTTCATCTAGTGGGTCAGCATGTCCAGACTTTTTAATTAAGTCTACAAAATCATCATAATTATTTTCTATAGCTTCGTATTTAAACTTACGAGGCATATAAGCAGTAACTCTTTGGAAAGGACTAAATAAACCTACTTTATTACCTTCGTTAAAAACATTGTCTAATAATTGTTTTATTTCTTTATAGGCATCAAAGACTTCGTTGTCTATAGGTTTACCATTAAATTCTTTACCTTTACCACCTCTAAGAAGATAAGCTAGTTGGTCATTTTGTTTTACTTCTAACTTACCTGACCAATCATACCAAGCTCTACGTACTTTGTTTAAAGGATTTAAAGCACGATTCATTCCAGATAAGTATTCACCTTGTCTTTTACCCAAAGCCATACCATAAGAATCTTTTCTAACTTTTACATCTTTTTTACCAAAGACACTAACGTCCCAATCGTATCTAAATTTATCTAATAAGTCAGTAAGAGTTGCAGACTTCTTAGCTTTTTGAATAAAAGCAGTCGTAGGTTTACCAATTAAATTTGAAATTATATTATCTTTCTTTTCACTTACAGAACTAATTTGTTCCTCTTCTTGGATTTGTTTTCTAGTTTTTTTCTTACCTTCTTTTATAATAGCTTCTTCATTAGAGTACTTAAATTCTTTAGAAAGATAACGACCAGCATTTATAGCACCTAAACCACCTACACCCACACCACCAATAAGTCCACCTAAAGCTGCAGTACCAGCTACTAAAGACATATCTATTTCATCTCTAGCACCTAATCCTACATCAGTAGATTGTAAAAAGTATTCGTGTGGTCCAGCCCATGCTAAACCTTCAGCAGCACCTAATATAGCAGGAGCTTTTGCAGACTTTAAAGCCTGTTTAGTTAATTGAGATTTGGTAAGTTGCTTTAAACCTTGATTGGCTAAAGCAGTTGCAGTAGCTTTTGCACCTACTGAAGCTCCCATGGTAGGAACTGCAAATAAAGCAGCTACAATGTTAAGAGGGTCAGCGACCATATCGACTGTAAAGTCTTTAACAAAACCTAGACGTTCTTTAAGACCTCTGAGTTCTGCATTGTCAAATTGTTCTCTAAGATATAGATAATCTTGTTTTTGTTCTTCTGTCCAATTACCAACTTCAAAAGACCTTTGAGCAGCAGAACTTAAACTATAATCAGAATCTCTTAAGTATTCAAATATATTTTCATTACGTCCAATACCTTCTAAGAAACGTGTAGCCCTTATATCAAACTCAGGGTCTGCTTCTAATTCTGATAAAGATTTTTTAGCTGAAGAATATAAAGGTGTAGGATTTTTAGAATACTCAACATAACTTTCAGGAACTCCATAACCTTGTTCAGGCTGTGAAGGTTGAGTAAATATTTTTAAAGCTTCATCTGGAATAGATTTACTTTTATCCACATCTTTATACTTATCTCTCTCTAAAAAATCGAGATATTCTTGTAAATCATTTTTCATTATATTCTTTTAAATCTAGCTTCTCTTACAAATCTTGCAGGAGTTCCTTTTCCTAGAACTGTATTATAATATTTTTTCCAGTATTCAGCTTGTTCTTGTAAGTCTGTAGGAATACTTTCTGGTACTGTTAATAGATAAGCTCTTGCAAAAGCTGCACCTATGATAGGTTGTTCTAAATCTTCATAAGACATTTGAGCTAAATCAATACCATAAGAATCTTTAAGTTGTTCGTTATATCTTCTAACATTACCACCTACGTCAGCTTCTGGGTCAAGTCTTCTCATAACTTCATCATAAGCACCTTCTCTTTCTATTTGGAAAATACCTGAAGAATCTTTTTGTTTAAAAGTATTTTTATCTGTGCCAAAATCTGATTCTACTAAAGCTATTCTATTT